ATTTCCAGTTAAATCCACTTTATTTTATGGTTATGGTTTGATATGTTATAAATTGGAAATAGACTTTTTGGAGGGATAGCATGGGATATTTAGTATCTGAGAGGGAAGGTTGTCGGCACAAGTGGAAGAAAGTGGACAAGGACGATGGATTCAACCGTAAGAGGGGTAAGTATTTAATTAAGAGGATATTTGAGGAATGTATTCATTGTGGAGAGGAAAGGATAAGGCATGTCAAAAAGCGTGTAGAGAGGTCTGATATACATGGGAAACGATATTACTGATTACAAGGGTAATGTATCGGAGAGAGTAGAGAAGATGGCGGACATATTTTTACAAGAGAGTGGAGATTCTGGCGAGGGACCGGATTTCCGCAGGGATTTCAACGCCTTTTGGGAGATATTGAAAAAAGAGATAGGTGATGACTTAAATCCGAGACAGATTGCTTATTTAGCAGCATATTCGATTATAGGAAGTGTAACTTATTCGGCTAAATGTGCTGATATATCGACCAGGACTATCTATAATTGGAAGGAAGACCCGACTTTCATGGAATATTATGAGCGGGCGCATACGGCTTATACCGAATATTTAGAGATGGAAGCGCAGCGCAGGGCAGTTATGGGTGTACCGGAAGCTGTTTATTACAAAGGTGAGAAAGTAGGAGAGAAGCGTAATTACTCTGATTCTTTACTTAAATTCTTGCTTAAAGGTAACAAACCGGATAAATACCAGGATTCCAAGATAGAGATTAAGGGTGGAGACAACGGTAATATCCAGGTAAACTTCGGGATACCGGAATTGAACCAGGATATAGACACCTCAGAGGTACAGGATATAGAGGATTACGAAGAAGTCGAGGAGGAAGACGATGAACCATTTTAGGAAAGGTGATTAATCTATGCCAGGCAAATTTGAGAAATATACACCAGAATTTCAACATGGGGACCGCTCGTTAAAGAAAAAGCGTGGGTCATTGGACAGCCTTGAACCTTCTAGGCGCTCTAAGAGCGGGCAGGTTAAAGAGTTCAATATGAATTGGCTGCCGCAGAAAAGACAACTAAGGTTTTTGGAAGCATGCGGTCTATCACACCCGTTTAATTATTATTTACATCTAGGTGATAGTGATAAACCGAAGATTTTCAAAAGGAAAGGCGAAATACCCCAGGAAATAAAACCACCACAAGCTAGGATTATCGGATATGGTGGAGCGGCTGGCGGGGGGAAAAGCGACGCAGGACTTGTGTCTGGTTTTGTCGGTATCTTATCTAATCCGGGTGCTAATGTAGGGTATTTCCGTAGGACTTTTACTCAGTTAGAGGGTCCTGGTGGAGCTATTATGCGCTCTCAACAGTTATTCAACGATTTCCCAGGGGCTAAGTTCAATACCCAAAAACACAGATGGACATTTGAGAGTTTAAACGATGGTATCTTACAGTTCTGCCACCTAAAAAACGAAGATGATGTCTATAACTACCAATCACAGCAGTTTGACTATATTATCTTCGATGAAGGTACACAGTTTACTAGATTTCAGTATAGATATTTGATGACAAGAAACAGAGCGACCGTTAAAGGTGTCTATCCACTATTTATGATAATGACTAACCCTGGCGGTGTAGGACACCAATGGTTTAAATCAGAGTTTGTGGACATCGGTAAGGAAGAAAAACCACACGAAGTAGAAGTTAGACCTGGCAAGACAGAAAAACATATGTTTATTCCCGCTAAACTGAAAGATAATATTATATTAGAAGACAGAGACCCTGGTTATAGGGACGCTTTAGAAGGGCAGGACGAAATAGAGCGTAAGAGATTACTTGAAGGTGATTGGGATATACACGCCGGACAGTTCTTTCCACGCTTTTCAAGAGATACACATGTCATCGACCCCTTCGATATACCGGATAACTGGAAAAGATTTATCTCTATTGATTACGGTTTGGATATGGCAGCAGTTTATTGGTATGCAGTAGATACTCTAGGTTTCTATTATTGCTATAAAGAATTGTATAGACCGGGATTATCATTATCTGACCTGGCAGAAGCTATCCATGAGAAGACAACACCGATTGAAAGGAGCGAATTAGCCTATACGATTGCAGCTCCCGACCTTTGGAATAAGAGACAGGAAAGCGGTAAGTCCGGTAGATTGATTCTAGTCCAGAACGGATTGAAGGGATATGCTTTAAAAAGAGCAGATAATAGGCGTGTTCCAGGCTGGAGGGTAGTAAGAGAGTATTTAAAACCTATTCCAGACCCTTATGATGAAAGTGATGACCCAGATATGACAGCCAGAGTTTTATTTTTTAGGAATAGAGTACCGAATATGATTAATTCACTACCGGCTTTACAGACAGACGATAACGACCCCGATGACGCAGCCGACCAACCACACGATATAACACATGCTCCAGAGAGTTTCAGATACTTCTGTATGTCAAGACCACCACTTAAAACCTATGATGAAGATGAATGGGAAGAGATTAAAAGAAAACGGACAGAAAGGACTATCCCGCGCAGTAAAAGAACAGGATATTAAAAATCACACTTTATTTGGAATTTATTTTGACAACGAAATATGATATGTTAAAATTGAAAAATTGTAAAAAATTACTAATTAGGAGGTTTACTAATGCCTGACCCTAGATTACAACAAGGAAGAGGACAAGCACCACCCCAAAGACAGGGGCAAGGACAGCAACAGGCTCAATCACAGGAACAACAAATGATGAAACAAGCACAGATGGAGATAAAACAAATGCCTAGAGAAGCATTAGAACAGTTTGCGATGAGTTTAGTGGTTGAAATTAGGAAAATAAAAGGTGGAGGACAAAGACAAGCACAAGCACAAGGTCAAGGGCAGCAAACACCACCAGGAGGTATGGCAGGGGGAAGATAGAATGAGAAATCTCGAGAGGAGAGAATATTCCCAAAAAGAAATAAGCGCTAATGTCTTAGATGTTTTTAGGTATTATGATTCATACCGTAAACAGTTTGAAGATAAAGCTGTTGAGTGGTATAAGAAGTTTGTCGGGTATAAAGAAGAGGTATCCGATGAACAGGAAGGCGTATCTAACCTACATATACCTAAAACTTATGAGATATTAGATACTATTAGAGCGCGTATAGTTTCTTCTATCTTTAACCAGAGACCATATATAGAATTTACACCAATGCCGGAAGCCGGTAGTACACAGAGTATGGCTGCAAACGAAGAGAAAGCTAAGGTGGCTGCTAGTTTTGTTGATGAACAGTTAGAGAAAAACGATGTTAAGTCGGTATTCTATGACTTTGTAACATCAATGTTAATCTTTCCGGCTGCGTTTATGGGCGTTGGTTGGAGGTATGAAGAGGATTATATAAAAAGAAAAACAAAAGTGCCTGTTCAAGACCAGATGGGTAAATATACAGGTGAATGGCGCTGGGATATTGTAGAAAAAAATGAAGTTATATGGGACGATAATGAGATATTTAATATAGATTTCTTTGATTTTTGGGGCGACCCCGATAATACTGATATAGATGACGCAAGGGCGATTTTTCATAGAGAATTTACAACTAAAGGAGATTTAAAGAATCAATTAGAGTTATTAGCTCGTATAGGCGATGGCAGAGTTTATGATATAGATTTTGATAAACTATCCTCTGCTAGAACTAATTACGACAGAGGTAGATATAAAAGACTTTCCGCAGTAGGTATCACTAATACCGGCACAGACCCGTTTTCCTCAGACGATGTAATTGGCACAGATAAAGAAGAAGTTGAAGTATTACATTATTGGGAAGACGATAGACATATAATGCTTATCAACAGAGATAAAGTTGTTTATGACGGTCCCAATCCTTATTGGAGACATATGAAAAAACCATTTATTAAAGCAACTTACGACCAACTACCCAACCAATTTTACGGCATGAGTGCCGTTCAAATAATCGAACACATGCAAGAAGAATTAAATACTATGCACAACCAGAGAATGGATAATGTGAACTTCTTAATCAATAATATGTGGAAGCGTTTAAGGGGTTCAGATATTAGAGACGAACAGTTAATATCCAGACCTAACGGTGTGATTGATGTTGATAGCATGGAAGATTTACAGATGTTAGAGAAATCAGAGATACCACAATCTGCTTTCATGTCTGAACAGAAATTAGCAAGTAATTTAGAAATGGCGTTAGGAACACCGGCTAATGTGCGTGGGGCAGACGCAGGTGGAGACCAATCCGCAACAGAAGCGTCTATTAAGGCTCAGGCAGCACAGACTAGGTTCGGTGCTAAGATAGAGTTGTTTAAAACTGTTGGTATAAAAAGGTTAGCTTTAATGATGGATTTAAACAATCAACAGTTTATTTGTGATAGAAGGGCAGCAAGACTTGACCCAGAAGAAAGAAACAGTTGGCAATCATTTGACCCCGATTATATCGTGGGAGAATTTGATTATTCACCTGCCACTTCTTCTGCCGAAGCCGCTGCTAATAAAGAGTTGAGAAGAGAACAACTTACACAAATAATGAATTTCTTAATGCAAGCACAAGTACCTTTTGTAAATTACAAAAAACTTGTTACAGAGTGGCTTAAAGAGTTTGATATTAAGAATCCAGAGAAGTTTATGATTCCAGAAGAACAATATGAAATTCTTAAAAGACAGGCTATCGAAGAGTTTACAGCACAACCTGGTGTGATAGTGGACGACCAGATGAACCCAAACCTCAAACAGTTTACTTCACAAGGAGGAACTGGTAATTTGGGGAAATCACAAATTAGTGGCATTAATAGACAAGCAGGTGGCTTAACAGCCGAAGGAACACCGCAACCACAACCAGGTCAGAGAGGGGGTATGAACTCTGAATCAGAAAAGAATAGAGGATTTAGAGCTATTAGACAAGGCTAATAAGGAAGACGCGTTGGCTGCTCTCTTTCAACATGCCGGTTGGAAGTTTTTGAAAAGAGACATGGAAGAGAAAATAAAATCTTTAGAAAGGAAATTCCGCACAGTTGACCCGGCTGATAATGTGGAAATTTCCAAAATACAATCTCAGATAAATATTTTAGAGAAGTATAAAGATAAACCAGAACAATATTTTGAACAGAGGAAAAGAAACCATAAGGAGGACTAATTAATGAAAATATTTGGACGAAAGAACGCGAACACCGGCGAAGGTGATAATTCGCAAGTATTCGGTAATCCAAATAAGAACCTGGAAGAAAAAGAAGAGGAATCAGAAAATCCACAGCAGACCCAAGAAGAAGGACAATCTGTTGAGGGTAACGAACCTCAAAATATGCAACCAGGTAATTCTGAAATGGAGAACGAAACCGAAGGCACACAATCAGAGGAACAGACAGAAGAACAACAAAACAAGGAACAACAAAACCAAAGTAAATTAGCAGGTAGATTCGATAATCGCCGCTCTCTAATTAATGGTATTGAAAACTTAGGTAAAGAGCTAGGCAGACAGTTAGACCCTGCTAAGGTAGAAAATACCGCGACAGAAGAATTAGAAGAAGTATATAACGATTTACTTTCGGAAATGGGAAAAACTTCTGATGTTAAAGAAACTAGAAAAGAAAATCAGGAATTAAAAGAAAAAGTAAATGAATATGAAAACGAAATATCACAAATGAAAGACCAGATAAATAGAATTTCCAGTTATTTAAGTAGAGTAGAACAGAATAAACAAACTAGAACTCAACCTAATAATCAGATGAATCCTAATCAAGCTATGAATCAACAACAAATGGGGCAATCTCAAATGGGTAATCAAGCTCAGAGAGACCCAAATACCGGGAGGTTTGTAAAACGCAATCAGCAGAACCAACCGCAAAATAACCAGCAAAATATGCAGAATAATAACCAACAACAAAATCAGCAAGAAGATGTTGACCCCGATGAATGGTTGCGGGAATTTTACAAAAACCCTGTTGAAGCCGTAAAAAAAATAAGTAATATGAACCAACAACAGCAGCAGGAAATAAAACAAAATATGAACCAACAACAAAAACAAGATTTCAGACAGCAACAACAGCAAGTAAACAACCAACAAAGACAACAATATAGAACTAATTTAGAACAGAAACAGAACCAACATTTTCAAATGAAGGTACAGGAATTGAAACAGAAACATGGAGAAGAATTTGACAATCCCGAAACTAAGAAAAAAGTATTAGACTATATGCGAAAACACCCGGCATACATGAATCCTAACATTTTCCCCGATGGTTTGGATATAGCATATCAAGAAGTGAAAAGAAGGCAACAAAGACAGCAACCGCAGAATAATCAACAAAATAATCAGACACCGCAGAACAATGAAGAAATGATTAATCAAAAGAAAGCTGCTGGATTGCCTAAATCACAAGGAAGTAATGTTATGACAAACCAAGAGGGGGAACAAAGCAACCAAGAGATTAAAGATAGGTTGTTTAAAAATAAAGGGGGCATGTTCGGGAGAAAATAATTTCAAAGGAGATGTAATTTATGGCTAAGAATATATGGACCGGTTCTTCCGGTGCGCCAGTAGAATCATTTAATATTGGTACTGACAGAAGGGACTTAAATGTTGCAAATGAAATACTTGAATTGCAACCTAACGCAACACCATTCTTGGTTATCGGACAAAGGACTTCTAATGTGTCAGCTCAATCATTAGAAGAAACATGGTACGATGACGATTTAGCTCCCTGGTACACAACTGCTGATGGCGACTATACAGATTCAGCAACTACTATATCTTTAACAGACGCTAGTATTTGCAGACCTAAAGATTTACTAAAAAACACATCTACTGGAGAGGTTTTATTTGTTGAATCTATTTCCGGTAACGATGTAACTGTTATTAGAGAATATGGTAACGAATCTGATTCTGATGGTACAGCCGCAGCGGCAGGTTCAGGTGGAGATAATATCATGAGAATGGGTAACGCTATGGAAGAAAACTCAACAGCTCCAGAAGCTCGCGCTACACAACCTACTAAATACTATAATTATGTGCAAGTATTCCGTACACCGTTCTCTGGTTCATTAGAGGACTTAAATGAAACTAAGAAGACAAGTGAGAATGAAAGAGATAGACTGACTAGAAGAAAAGCGGTAGAACATAACCTTGATAAAGAAAGGGCTTCCTTATTCGGCGAAAGAAACGAAGTTGTTTCTGATAGTCGTAGAACAATGGGAGGTTTATTCCAATTCCTAACTAACCAGGTTACTTCTATCGGTGGAAACCTTACTGAATCTGGCTTTGAATCTTTCTTAGAAGAAGCCTTCCAGTATGGTGCTAAAGAGAAGATATTAATAACTTCTCCAAGAGTTGGTAGTGTGATTAACCAATTTGCTAAAGATAATATTCAAACTCGTTCTGGAGAAGACTATTACGGATTGAAGATTGCTGAGTATATCTCTTTCCATGGTACTCTATATGTTGCTACTTCCCATATGTTTGAGAAAGATTATCTAGGTATGGGCGTAGTATTAGATATGGAAAATATTGACCTAATGCCTTATGCAGGTTTCAATACCACATTAAGACAGAATCTACAAGAAAACAGTAGATTAGGTTGGTTAGATGAATACTTAACTATGATGACTATGAGAGTAAGATTAGAGAAAACTCATAGGGTTATGGATAGTATTACATTTAGTTAAAAACCAATATTAATTAAATAGGGGGAGGGCTTATGTCCTCTCCCAAAATTATATAGGAGGTAAATTTTATTATGGCAGAAGAACCTAAATATAAAAAATGTCAAGCAGAAACAAGTGATGGAAGTTCATGTAAGAATCCAGCTATATATCCTAAAGATGAACCTATTGCATGTCATATGGAATCACATCAAAAACAATTAGGTGTATATGAAGATGTACCAGAAGAAACAAAAAAGCAAGTCAAAGAAGCAGAAAATAAAGAAAAAGAAGTTAAAGATGAAAAAGAAGAACCAGTTAAGAATCCTTTTGATAAAACTAAAAAACATGTGTTCAGCACAAATAGATTAAGCCATACTGTTTTAGTTAATTATCCAGAAGATGATGATAGAGATTATTTTAGAGCAGAATTTTCTGGTGGCAGATGGGAAAC